CTGATTTCAGTCGCATGGATGGAAGAGTAAGTGAAGTGCCTAGAGAATTGGAACGCATGGTTTGTATGGCGCTGTTCAAACAGAAACATCACGAGAACCTATCGGAATTAATGCATAGTCAATACCAACGCTGTGGACGAACGAAGTTTGGTGTCCAGTACGACACTGGATACTCTCGTTTGTCTGGCAGTCCTGAAACATCTGCATTTAACACTTTGTTGAATGTATTTGTAGCGTTCCTCACTTTTCGACAGATGAAGTTAGGAGGCGCATTCATGACAGCCGAGGAAGCTTGGTCTAGATTAGGCATTTATGGTGGTGATGATGGATTGACAGCCGACGCGGACCCGGACGTGTATGAGAAGAGTGCTCAGATGTGTGGCCAGAAGCTGACATCTGAAGTCAAGAAGCGTGGGGAACCTTATGTGTCGTTCCTAGCCAGACTTTATGGGCCCGAAGTTTGGTATGGTGATACCACTTCTATGTGTGACCTCCGCCGCACTCTTTCGAAATTTCATACTACAGTGAATATGCCTGAATCAATTACCCCGATTCAGAAGTTAGTAGACAAGGCTTATGCCCTTAATCTCTCTGATGCCAATACCCCAATTGTTGGTCCATTCACCGCCAAGGCTCTGAAGTTCAAACCTGATAAATTTGAATTTAAGAACCTTGCTGGTAAATGGAATATGCATGTCGAAGCTACTTCACAATATCCTAATGGAGAAGCTGAATGGATGCGCAAGTATGCTGAGGAAACCATTCCTGAGTTTTCTATGGCTCGATTCAATGACTGGATCAATTCTGATCTGGATGAAGAATCAATCTTGTGCCCACCAGCTTTTGTTGAAGAAGTGGAGCTGCCAAAGCCAACAGACCAAGTTTTGGTCGTAAACGGTGGTGAAGCCATCATTGAGCCAGTTGAGCTTGCTCCTGTTGAAGCTAAACCTGTCGAAGAAATCCCTGTACAAGCTGTCAAACCAGATGCCCAATCCGCTAAAACTGCTCCTAGTGAGACCAGAGCCGAACGTAAACATTCGCGCCCTAGGAAGCCTAAAAGCGAAAGACCTTCGCGATCTCTGTCGCGGAAACCGGCGGAACGCCGTGTGAGGACGAAGACCTCACCCCCTGCTCGTAGCGGTGACGGGGTTAAACAAATTGCTACTAAAGCAACTCACTAATTGTTGGGTTGCCGCCTAGTGGCCGCGGTCAAACTTGA